CATCACCGAACACTCGCATGTAAACTTCATCTAATTTTTCAACAGTTATCATTACATCCCAGCTAAGAATTTTTTCCATTCAACTGCAGTTTTAATCTGCCAGTCTCTGGCTTTGATTTGCTGCATGATGGATTCAAGAAAATATATCATTGTTTCTAAGTAATCAATCTTTACCCTTAAAGTATTTAGATCAGTATCACCTGATAGGAATTCATCCATCTCGTTCTTTAATGGTTTAACACCCTGCCATTGAGCCCATCCGAGATCGTTTAATTCGTCACGTGATAGTTCGCCACGATAGTATCGAAACTTATTCTTGCGAAGAAGATTGTAGTCTGATTGGAGTTTTGTATGTTTTAGTTTAACTTGCACAAGAAGTTTAACATACTTTGCGTGGAGTTTTGGAGTAGCAGTAGACTGTTCACCGAGATAGTTATCATCGATAGCACAATCAGCATCCCATAACTCTTGGAGTTGTTCAATGTTCATAATATCCTCAAAATTGTTTACCGTCATTATACAGTAAACTTACAAAAAAATCAAATTTGTCTTACAAGAATTTGTAATAACCGTATCTAAATGTAGCGTTACCTACAATATATTGCACGTCTTGGTTTGTAGATTCGAATGCGATTGAATCTATTGATACTGGAAACAAGTCTACAAATTGCACAATTTGAGTAGGGACATTAGTTCCAGATAAAATCTGTAATGTTGCATCAGAATAGTTTCTTGCTAATTCTGATAGTGCACCACGCTGGTCTTGATTAACAAACGTAATGTATTGTTCATAACTCTGTGGAAATCCAAGAGCAACGATCCAGTTGTAAATTGCTTTATAGTTACTCATATCTGAATCAACTAAAAACTGAACAGTTAGTTGGTCATATGTTAACGTATCGCCAGGAATTGGTTGAGAGTTAAATGGGTTTCCAAATTCTGGAGAGCCAACTGTAATTCCAGGAAGATTTACTTGCTGGCAAAAGTAGGACATATCAGGCAATTTGCTGATGCTGAACATGAATCCATTAGGTGATAATGGAGTAATGTTTGACGGAATTGGACAAGAAAGTGTAGTAGCCATATAATTATTTAGACAAATAAAAAAGGGAGATCTCGAAAGACCTCCCTTAAAACACCGCTTCTTAGCGTCGGTTTATTACCCTTGATTACATCAAGTTAGTAACTTTAACACGACGGTAGTAGTAGTTTTCATCAGCTGTTAAGCCACCAGTACCATCCAATGCAACGAATGGGTTAGCAACTAAACCGTAACGAGTCTTGAAACCAATCTTTGGTTGGAAAGATTGTGGATCAACTGCACGAACCATTTGTAGTGGAACGTATGGGCAGTAGAACAAGCCAGCGTCAAAAGCTGATTGACCTTTGTAACCAACTACGAAGAACTGGTTAGCAGATACGTTTGCAGAATATGGATCAACATAAACTTTGTACTTGCCATTTAGAACACCAGCAAAAGTAGTAGAAGTGTCATCGATGTTCAATGCACTGTTACCTTGTAGAGCAGGAGTGTAGTCAAGAACACCAGCCATCGCTAATGCAGAAGCAACGTCTGCAGAAGTGATGATGAAGTTACCACGACCACGACGTGTTTGTTGACCGATAGCATTGGCTTCACGTTCGATTTGGAACATTAGACCTTTGAATTTTTCAACAGACCAACGACCATTAGAGTCAACGTCCAAGTCAAAAGTACCAGCAGTAGCTGTACCAATTGCAGCACCAGGCTTTGCAGTAACGTAGATAGTGCGGATAACTTCACGATTGATTTCAGCAAGAATCTCTGTTGAAAGAATGTTGCTCAATTCGCCTTCAGCGTCAAGACCATGAACAGACTTCATGTCTTGTGCTAGTTCGATTGAGTATTCTGCTTTCAATGCACGAGTCTTAGCAGTAACGCTAGTCTTTTCGATGCTGAATGCCATTTGACCGAATGAACCATCACCTTGGCCACCTTGACCTAGACGTTCACCGTCAGAAGTTGCTAGACCAGTACCATTAGTATAAGTACCAGAAACTGGGTTAGAACCAGCGTGAGTGCCAGTACCAGAGAAGTCTGAATCAGCTTCGTTGAAAAGAGCTTCAGTACCACCCATTGTGCTGTAACGTGACTTCATTGCGAAGATCAAGCCAGTTGGTTGAGTCATTGGTTGAACACCAGCAACATCATAAGCGATAAGTTGTGGCATTGCACGACGAACCAAGCTGATCAATACTGGATCAAACTTAGCCATACCGCCTGTGTCTGGGTATGAACCAACAGCATTAGTTGGAGCTGTTTCGTTCAATTCACCCATTGCTTCGTGACCACGACGTAGTTCACGTTCTTGGTTTTCTAAAAGAACAGCTGTAACTTCTTTAATGTAGTTGTTCTTGATTGGAGCAGAACCTTCATGTTCTAGAATAGGGTTCCACTTTTTAACTAAATCTTGGCGATTTTGTTGCATTTTATTTTTCCTTTATTTTTTGTTGAGTGCTGATAGATACGCTGACATAGTTGGATCAACTTTCTTTGATACTTCTTCTGTCAAGTTTTCTACTGGAGCATCGCTAACTACAGATTTAACACCTGAAGTAGTTTTTGTTGTGAAATAATTTTCACGGATAGTCTTAACTTTTGTCTCAAAAGATTCAGCATCTTCGTAAGATAATTCTTCGACAAGGCTATTGAACTTTTCAGTTTCAGTATCTGTCAAACCTTCACTTACGGTCTTAACGATGTCACTACGCTTTTGTTCTGCGATGGTTTTATTCATCTCAACATTAGCTGCTAGTTGTTCATTAAGTTTTGCTTCTAACTCTTCGATCTTAGATTCCATTTCGCCTAACACATCAAGACGTTCTTCTGGAATGTCAATATAGTGTTCTTCGAATAGACCTTTCAATCCGCCAATAAATCCTTCGAGAATTTCTGACTTCATACCACGTTCAAGGGCAATTTCATTCTGTGCAATCCACTGCTCGGCAATATAACCGAGATATCCATCAACCTGTTCAACAAGTCCCTCTGTATTCTGCGCTACTTGCTCTGCAAGTTTAGCTTCGAATTCTTCTTCGATACGTGCAACTTCTGCTTTAACACGAGCCATTACTGCTGCTTCGTAAATAGTAGTTGCTTTCTCTTTAAATTCTTCTGATAGATCTTCACCATTGAATAGTGCTTCCATATCTTCTTTAACTGTATTACCTTGACGAATAACAGACTGATCACCAGCTGCTGCTTTAGCAGTAGCAGCGTTAGGCTTCTTAGAAGTACCACCCTCTGCTTCTTTTTCGTCTTGCACATTGTTACGTGCATTGTCTGGGTTAGGTGTTTCACCACCATTTGGAACCGCATCACCTTGACGAATAACAGACTGGTCACCAGTTGCTTCGTCTAGTTCTTCATGTAGTTTAGCCTTTTTAGATTCGGCTAATAGTTCTGCAATTTTTTGTTCGATTGACATCGTTTTCTCCTATAACTGGATAGTTCTATTGAATTATTTATAAATTATCTGATTTTACTCAGGAAACTTTGGAAAGCACGTACTTTGGCTTCCTCTAAATTACGAGATGAAGTTTTCTTGATTAAAGATTTAACTTCATCTATATGTCTTTCCACGTACTTTCCATCAACAAATACCCACTCTTTATTTTCCATGATACCTCTAACGAATGCATCAGGTGCGGAAGGATCGGCGACGATGTCAGCTGCTGTTGATAACATAAAGTCATCTTGAACAATTTGAACACCTTCATTGTTCGCTTTCAAAGAACCAAGTGCTCTTGAAGATACTCCAAGATTAGCACCACCATCAAGAAGACCACGTGCGATCATACCATTTGGTGTTTCTAAGATTTTTGCTCTACCGATATAGTTAGTACCTTCTTTACGCAATGATGTAATCATATGCGAAACAAGATGAAGATTAATGCTTGGTGTATCTGGGTGACCAAGTTCACCATAAGCACGATTCTTTTCAACATACTCTTTCATATAACGATTGACTTCGTTATCCATAATCGCTTCTGGATACATACGTCCATTACGATTTTTTAATTCTGATTGAAGGAAGATACCTTCAATAAAATATTCTTTACCTTTGCCTAGTTTTGATTCAACTACAAAACTGGTTTGTTCGAAAACTTCTCTTATTAGTTTCATTTTAGCTTCCTACAACAGATTCGTCGTCATGTGCACCGAATTGTGCAGTTTCGATTTTAGGTGCATAACCACCAACTTTACGTAAAATCAAATAACATTGCGCTTCAGCTTCAGCGATAGTAACAACAATATCACTTGTATTTTGAATTGTATCAACAAATCCATTACCAGCAGCAAATTCCATATAATCTGCTCCGCCACCTGGAAGTGTTAATATATTAACTGAGTTTCTAGATATTGTTATTGTAGCACTTGGTAAACCTACCCATTGAACACCAACTATATTAACTGTTTGTGTTGCACCATCTAGTGCCTGTGACGCATTTAAAATATCAGTTTGTAAATCAATAGTTGCAGCTGCTGCAGTACCTGCAATTTTAACAACTGCCTCTTGTGCAGTATTTTTTAGAATTGTTTTAACAACAGCCATCTTTATTCCTCTATTTGTTTAAGAACTTGAAAGAAGTTTTCTTTACTTTCTCTCATGTACTCAATAATATCTGTTTGATCTTGTAATAAGTTATTTAGGAACGCTTGTGTGCGTTCACTAATTGCTACAATTGAATCATCGTTTAACACATAATGTAGTTTATTCTCAACCAAGGTGTCAAGTTTATTCAGTTTTCTAATCTCTTGAACAACTGGGTCTACAGTGAAAATTTTAGAAGAAGCAAGACTAATATAATTTTCTATTAATGTATCTGTAACTTTAACATCATGATATTCTTTGATGATATGTGCTACTGTATTATCCGATAAATTTTCGTATAAGTCTTTTGATACTTCTTGTTCTAATTGTTTTGCAATATGCTCTTCTTTAATGTGGCGTCTTGCTTCTTCTAAACTCTTAAACTCTGTCTCATTACCATTCACTAAAACTAATCCATCTTCAGTCTTTTCAATTAACTGAAGATAGCAGCGAACACTTTCTACAATGTTGGCTTTCTTTATAGATTTAGTGAATTCGTGATAACGCATTATTCTGCTTCTTCTTCCTCAGTAGCAGTTACAGTTTTAAACATACTTTGTGCTACATTCATTCTCATGTCTTCTAATCTAGCAGACACATGTTGTGCCATTGCAGCAGAGAATGCATTCTCAGTCTCAAGTGCATCGCCAGTAGCGATAGCATTTACTAATGTATTAATTGTTTCACTCATTCAATTCTCCTATGTTATTTCTTAGCAGGTTGTTGCTGCTGGTCTTCTTCAGGTTGTATCATATTCTGCTGCATGTAGTTATTAGCAGCAGTCTGTTGCATACCCTGTTGCATACCTTCTTGCTCAGCATTAGACATATGAAGTTGTTCTTCATTGTCAATTTCTTTTTCAATCTCTTCGATTTGTTCGTTATCAAGACGAAGAATGTTTTTACGAACCCATTGCATCGAGTAGTATTTACCAACGAATGGATCAACCTGTTGTAGAGTTGCCATACGTTGTAGTAAAATCTCAGAGTCTTTTAATTCGCTGTAGTGATTGTCTTCTAAGAAATCATACTTTAGATTATGAGCAATGTCTTCCCACTCGTCTTCTCTAATAATATTCTTAGCAACTAACTGCACACGAAGTGCATTTGAAATCAGTACTACAAATTTCTTACGAAGTCTAACGATGAATTTATTAAACTTAACTTCATCACGACTAATCTCTGTTGAACGACCAATTGAGAAACCAGACTGTTGTTGCAAACGAGAGATTGGAACATTCAATGCATGGTATAATTTACTTTGAAAGTATTCGATGTCCTGAATCTCACCAAGATTTTGACCACCTGGAAGTGTAGTAATTTCAGTACCTTTACCACCTTCACGACGTGGCATCCAGAAATCTTCCATCATTGATAGATGTCTACGATCGTCACGTGTTTCGCCAGTAGTTGCATCATAAACAATCTTGTTACGGAACTTGTTCATAATGTCATTCACGTATTGTTCAGCTTTTAGTTTAGGTAAGTTACCTACATCAACATAAAAGATTCTACGTTCAGGTGCACGGCTAATGCGATAGATGACCAATGAGTCTTCAATCATCTTCAATTGATTAACTGGTTTGATTGCCTTATGTAGATAAGACATCATCATACCAGTATTGGAATCTACATAACCTGATGGTGCGTAGATTACTGAGTCGAGTGCAAGTTTAACACCTTGTGTCGTCTGCTCAGTGATTCCTTTGTCATTGTAAAGGTAGTATTCTTCTACAGTCTTTACAACTTCAACCCCTTTTGGAGTTTTCTCTTTAATGATATTTTTGATTCTACGAACTTTACGTGGATCAATATATCTTAATTCTTGAATACCCTGTTTCATATTGGCAGGGTCGATAAGAATTTGATAATATAATCTTCCATCAATATACCAAGAGCGGAAGATTTCATGTGCTCTATCATTAAAATGTAGTAGCTTTAAAACATTATCAAACTCTTCTTCTATTTTAGTTTTAATATTTTTAGATACTTTTACCTGATCAAGCATAATCTCAATAGGACGCTTGATTTCATCTGCAACGATTGCTTCGTTAACAATGTCTTCGATTGCGCCATCACAATCACTATACTGTGATACTTCACGATAACGACGGATTAAATCATTTTCGTTTTTAATTGTACCCTCGAGATCCATGACCATACCGTAATGCCCACCAGCATTCACGCCAGTGTTTATTACGGTTGCGCCAGTCTCGACTGGACTCGGAGTAACTACACTTGGTAACTCCGAGTCCTGTTTGCGTTTTATTTCAAACCCAAAAATCTGCATTATATAAACCTCAGTTAATTATTAAAGAGGGATTGTGCCGATTGGTGTATCAATAGAAACATTAACACCAAATCCAGCAGCTGCCCCAGTATTTGAAGTAAAGAAGTTGTAAGTAAACTCTACATCAAATTGTTCAATTGCATTTTGTTGTTCAAAGTCAAGTCCAACTGCAGAGATGCTAGTTGGATAAGCATCGTGGAATTTGTAACTCTTAATAATTGCACCATTACGATCCAATTGGTGAACATTCAAGTCAACCTGATAGTCAGTAGGGTTAACACGACCATTAGTCGAATTATAGTTTTGAATACCAGACTGCCACTGTTCTAATGAATTGCGGATACCGAATGTTGTATCATTGTAGATTGAGATAGTCCATGGTTGGAATGTTCTCTCACCAGCAAAGTTAACAGGACGTCCACGATACAGAACAGGAATATTTTCAATTGTAGATCCAGGTAGTTGTGCTGCTTTACACAAGAATTGTGCTCTTTGTCCAGCAACCACACCTAGAGTAACATATGACGGAAATGTTAGTTCTACACGAAACTGATTAGGGCGAGCACCGCCCCCAATCATCTGTGCTTTAAAGTCAGCAATATTTGCCATTTATTTCTCCTTTGTGTTCTTTCTATTTATTCTTAATTACGCACCGATTTCGGTAAAGCTAATGCTTGAACGAGCAGCAACGAAGTTAAGAGTAATATAGTTGATAGAACGATTTGGCTTAACAAAGATATCTGCAACAAATTCATTGCTGTCGATAACTTGTCCTGTATTGTTTGTCTCATCACACTTAACAACGAAATCAGTAATACCACGACGACCTTGTACGTCACGTAGGAATGGCTCTACTAAACTCTTGAACTGTGCACGAGTGAATGGGTCGTTAAATTCGAACAACTGGAACTTAGCTGCTGTTGCAACTGCCTTCTCAAGAACGATGAATAGACGACGAACATTGATACGATCGAACGCACTTGGTTTTGCCAATAGTGTTTTATCGCCATAAAGAACAGTACCTTCTCCTGGGAATGAAACAACTGGGTTAACACCAGATTTGTACAACATATCACGTTGTGTTTTATTTGGATTGAATGCTAAACGAACAACATTCTTAACTTGTCCACGATTCAAACCACCTGGAGAGAACCATGGGTCGTTGTTATAGTCAGTACGAGCACATAGACCAGCAATGTCACCATTCAATGGAACATAACGGTATACGTCATTGTAGCGATCGTATTGATACTTGTAGCCAGAATCCATAACAGCGTATGAGCTGCTTGGTAGTGCGTTACGATATGCAATAATTTCATTTTGTTCTGTTGAGCTAGCACCAATGATAGGATCACCACTAGAAACATTCTGTGGAGAAACAAAAGCCACACAGTCTAAACGAGATTCTGCAACAGACTGAATAACGTAAGTAGCAACAGTAGTTGATGCATCACCAGCCATAACTAATGAAATGTCATACTGTTCTGCATTTGCTAATAGAGCATATGCATTTTGTCTAGCTGCATCAGTAACAGCCCAGTCATCTGCACCGCCAGTGAATGAGCGGAACTGAGAAGCAGTTAGTGATTTAAATGTAGAACCTGCAGCAGCAACACCCCAGTTAGCTGTGCCAGTTACGCTAGTAAGAGCAGTTGGATGATCCATCCACCAGATCCAGTCTGAATTAGTATTGATTACACTCTTGTAGTAGTTGTTTGTACCATCAGATTTTCTAGCATCAGATGCCTTTGAAACAAAAGCAAATTTTTCTAGGATAGTACCAGCAGTACCAGAGATGCCACCATCTTTGTCGAATACAACAATGTGCATTTCGTCATTAGTACCACCTTGACTTGTAGCCCAAGTAGATGTTGATGGAGCAGCATCAAATAGTGAAGCACAATCAATAGTAGAACCCGCAATAGTTGCTGTCCATCCAGTAAATGTAGCAGAGTCAGCAAATGCTACAGCGATAGAATTACCCTTAGATCCTGGGTATCTTGCAGCAAATTCACCAACAACACCTTGGCCACTAGACCAGCTA